GGAGATTCCCCGTCGAAGGATCAATAACAACTCCGGCGATTGCATCATCCACAACAGCAATCTCAACTGTCTCCCCGGGCTGGAAGCGATCCTTAGCCACCTGTAGCATACGTGCATACACACCCACGTAGGCATCCGCGAGGCCATTCGCAGGCAGCCCCAACGGGACATTGCCAGTGTTAAACAGAAAGCCCAAGCCCGCCGCAGAATCCACTCTACCACTTGTTTGCCCCTGTAAGAAGGGTCCTTGCGAGGACAATTTGTCCAGGAGACCGGACGACATCTGGAATATCTCAGCCGGGAGTTTGCCGCTTGTCACCGGCTGTAACACGAAGGGTTGCAACTGGGGATTCATGGGGTCGGGCTCGAACTTCTCCACCTTTGGGCGAGGCCCCGTTCTCCATTTCTTGATATCAATCCCCGATGCTCCGGGAATAAACAGGGTGCCGAACATGTCCAACTCGGCCACATTCTTGAACAACGACTGGAGCATCTTCTCCATTTGATCGTTGATCGGCATGAGCGGGGCTACAAACCCCCGAGCAAAGAACTTCCCGATATCCGTATGCCGGGCGACGTGGAGGGGGCAGAGAACTTCGAGGTTCGATGCCTCGAAATCCTCGTCATGCAGAATGTACTCCCCAATCTTTATGATGAACCGGGAGACGAACTGCATACTATCATCATAGATGTAGATTTCCTCCAGCGGCACATAGTAGCGTCCATCCTTGACGGCCCGTGCATCTTCGTAGAATGCCTTTCCCTTCCCAATTTCCAGTCCAGGCATGTCCCGTGGAATGGGTCGCCACACACTCCCGATTCCCGCCTGATCGGCGTAATCCGCCGTCTGCTCCGGCGGCACGGCCCCGAACGGCACCTCTCGCCCGTGCAGACGGGACTCAATCTGATCGACCGGCAGTTTCTTGTTGTAGATTTTCTTGGCCCTATCCTCAGCCCAGCCGAAGGGGACCCACCGTTTTCGAGCGATCCCGTACAGGTTGTCGATCCCATCGACCCACGCGGGCAGGCCACGGAGTTGCCGGGGGGGCACGACCTCGATCAAGTCCGGCGTGTGAGCATTCCCCGTCTCGACATGGTTCAGCCCCACGGTCCCATACTTGAGGAACGGAATCACAGCTCGACGATGCAGGAGTTTCAGGGGCAACTTCGAGCCAAGTGCTCCGAGGGTGGCATTGGCGATGCCCGCCTTCCGCAAGGCCCCCAGATTCTCCCCCTTCTTGGAGGCCACGGGTGAGTTGTCCATCTTCAAGTACCGACCCACTTCCGCCAGATACTTAGAAACGATCTCCTCATATCGGAGGTCCAGTTCCCCCTTCGCATTCTCGTAGGCGATCGACAAATTGCCGGACCACCGATCGAGAATCTTGTACTTCCTAATTCCAGCCAAGTAGGAGTCGATGATCTTCCACGACGTAAGATGGACGTTGGCCTCCATCTCCGAGGGACCCATCTCCGACGAGAGAGCCTCGATGAGGTCCATCCCCTTGCCATTCTTGGGCAGTTTCAATCTGGCCATCAGTCAATCTCCTACGGAGCATTCATCGACACGTAACCCTTGGGGGGCCACTCCTCATCCTCTGACTTTTCCCAATCGTCATCTGACTGTTGGGTAGCTGACGTAGCGAGAACGGGTGGTTGCTTACCCTTGGCAACCGCCTCCCGATAAGCCCCCGCGTTCACCAACGACATCTCGATCAGACGATCGGCCATCTTCTCAGCCCGCCGATTCGCCTCGTCGATGTTCTTCGCCATGATCTGAATGGCGGTCAGGAGGTCCTGATGAAAGACCATCAAGCTCGCCCGATCCTCCTCCATCCTGGTCCTGATCTCATCCAGTACGCCGAGCACCGGTGCCAATTTCATCACACTCCTCCTTTACTGAAAGAACTCATCGGGGAGACCCATCCACGCGAGAGCCGCCTGATCTTGTAAATCCTCTTCTGTTACGCCCCTCTCCTCCATTGCCTCATCATACCGCTTATACAGTAACTTCCCCAACACATCATCGGGAATCTCCGACGAATTGATCCCGCTGAATACCGAGAGGCCGGTGGTCTCGTGAGTTGTGATACCCTCCCGGAGCATCTTGATCGGGTCCCGCGTTGCAGCGATGTCCGCAGATAAGGCTCGGTGCGGTTTGCCGATCACCTGATGCATGGCCAGGGTATCAACACAGTCGTCGTGATCCAGGAGGGCTAGGTCCTCGGTGGCGTTCTCAATCTCCCAGAATAGTCGTTCATACCCCTTGTTCCGCTGATGTCGGTCGATGGGCAACTTCACGCGGAACTGAGTGAATCGCCACTCCAAGCCCATGATCTTTTCAGCCTTAGTCACCTTGCTAGGGAACTTGAGGGGAAGAATACGGGGTGTAAGACCACCCCCCACGCCATACATACCAGGGAGATCATCGCGGACTCTCTCGTAGAACTCCGCACGGACAGGGTATGCCTCCACCCCGATCAAGGTGACTCCCCAACGCAGGGCCAACTGGTAAACAATCCTGATGAGTTCCTCGGGCCGTACCCGGCCCCACCAAATATCGAGGGAGTACAACGTGTCTCGATGTTCCTCCGTGTTCTCGAAGCCCATGACATGAACTACCGAGTAGTCCGAGTCCGGGCTTGTAGTGAAGGCGGGGTCGATCGTGATGAACCGTCGCATCTCCGAGACCACGGTAGCCCACTTCCGAATCATCTTCTGAGGGAGTGGGATTGGTTCCGCATTCGGGTCCTCCTTGTGCCATCCCCGAAGCTGGTGCGTTACGATCAGAGCCCCGGAGTTGAAGGGATCGGTCAGTGCTGCCCCATCCTCATCCTCAAGGTAGTAGGTGCAGAGTTCGGGATGGATCGTCAACATCCGATCCGAGGCGGTCCCCGGGGCATTCAGGTACTGAGCATTGTACGCCGTAGGACCGACGATGAGCTTGGTTTTCGCCTGCCACTCCGGCCCGAACGCATCCCACTCCATGTCCGTGATAGTAAGGAGGGTCCGCTTCCAGTAATCCTTGATGCGGATATCATCCGTTGTACTCAACCAGTAGATGAACATCCTCCGATTGAACAGAGTTCCGATGATGCGGACAGGAATCTGGAATCCCGGAGACTGACTCATCGGATAGAGCGAGTTGAAGAAGAACTCCCGCATATGCTCTCGGAGGCTGGTGGGCGTAACCACCTGCTCATCCGACTTCTCCACGTCGTCCAATACGATGAGGCCGGAGGGACGAGCTCCCAGGGATGCTCCCTTGATGGGGAGCGCCCAAACCTTAGAACTGTTCCGAAGCTCCATCTTCGAGCCACGATTCCAGACTCTTCCTTTCAGTCGCCCAAAGTCCCGAATCAGGAGATCGTTGTGGGCAACCTGATCCATCAGCCGCCCCAGTCGATCCGAGGCAAAGTTCTGAGTCGAAAGGAACAGCACACATTCCCAGTGTGGAAATGCAACCACACTCCGTAGAATGTCCTCAAGGTTGATAGTTGTCTTGGAACTCCCACGGGGAGCCGCGTGAACGATGAGGGGGTGGGCGTGCCAGTCGTAAATCCACTGATAGTGGGCATCGGGAGATGCTGAGTAGCCGGTCTTGTACCACGTCAGAGCCCGTGGCACGAGGTACGTCTCCCGGAAGAAGGCCCACGCGGCCACATCCAGTTCCGGCTTGCCGGTGATCCTGCACGCATTGACACGGGCCATCCGTTGCCCATCCTTCGTGAGCGTCGGATAGTCCCCCGGGAGGGGCCAGAACTCATTAGCTGGAAAGACAACAGCCATTACACGCCAAAGTAGGGACCCCACTCAGGAGGCATCCAATAGACACTAAACGGTCCCAGATGCCAATACCCGGAGTGGGCATTCCCACACCTCTCCCAAATCCAGAAGAATGGGTGGAATATCGCCTTCAACCTTTTCCGGCGTAGCCTAATTCGGAAGGTGGGCTGCCAGAACCGCAGAGCTCTACCGAACTTGGTCATACCTCAGCCTCCGCTCCGGCCAGACTCAGGGCCATGAAACCCGCCGTGAGGACCACGAGTTCGGCCACCTTCTGATGCCCGATCCCATATCCGAACTCAAAGGAGAGCACCATCGAAACCTGAGTCTTGACGAATACCGGATCAGACAGCAGGGTAACGAAGTGCCTCGTGAACCGAGTCCTCAGGGATTCCGGCCACGCGGAGAATCCCATCTGTCGATGTAGGACCTTGGGTAGAGCCCGACGGAAAAACGTCAGGGGGTCTCTAGTCTGTAGGATTTTGGATACCCCCCTCACCAGGAGAGCCAACTTCTCCAACTTCGGATCATTCTGGAACGGGACGTTCGATTCCTCAACCCACAGATCAGAATCATCTTTGGGGACCTGGGGTTCCTCGACCTCCAGCGGACCCAGACTGAGATTTCTAGTAGTCGGCGGTATCTCCGGGGACGGCATCGTCGGGTCCGACGGCTGCACCGGACCCGACATCTCCACTGTCCGCCCGTTCGACAACTTGACCC